AAAAATTCAGGCTACTTATTGGAGATATGACATGGCTAAAACACCAGCATGGCAACGCAAAGAAGGCAAGAACCCTGCAGGCGGACTAAACGCTAAAGGTCGAGCATCAGCCAAAGCGCAAGGCATGAATCTGAAACCGCCTGTGTCAGCAGCCCAAGCAAAGAAGTCACCTAAATCTGCGGCGCGACGCAAATCGTTTTGTGCACGCATGGGCGGAATGCCAGGACCTATGAAAGATTCGAAAGGCAGACCGACACGTAAGGCTTTGGCTTTACGCAAATGGGATTGCTGATTATGGTAATCTGTCCATCTCACTAACGAAAGGAACATTATGCCAATGGTAGGAAAAAAGAAATTTGCTTACACAGCAAAAGGCAAAGCGGCAGCCAAAATGGAAGCCAAGAAAACTGGTAAGCCAATGATGAAAGCGAAAAAAAAGAAGTAAATGACAACAACAGCAGTAGTCATTGATAGGACATTGCGACAACTTTTATCAGGAACGGTAGAAGCCCGCAATAAACTAACCACAACACTCACATCTTCGGATACGAGTGTTGTGGTTGACTACCCCCTGGAAGGGTTACGTTCTGGACAGGTTTGTGAAATAGATTCAGAACTGATGTACATTTGGTCGACAGATGTACCAACAAAAACGTTGACAGTACAAAGAGGATTCAATAACTCAACTGCCGCAGCACACACCGCTGGCGCCGTAATCACAGTCAACCCAAGGTTCCCAAGGGCACAAGTATTAGAAGCAATCAACGACGAACTATCAGATTTGTCTTCACCGATGCACGGACTGTTCCAAGTAAAAACTTTGAACATAGATTACAACGGTTCAGACGCAATGATAAACCTAACAGGTGTAACAAGTATCATAGATTTGTTAACTGTGTCGGTCAGATATATGACAGACGATTACCCTATCGCCCGCAAAATTCGTCTTGTCCGTGACATGCCAACCGATGACTTCGCATCAGGGTTCGCTTTACGTTTCGACCAAGCAGTATTCCCAGGGCGTCTACGTGTCGTCTACAAAGCCCCATACACAGCAACGGCTGCAGAAGCAACAGATATCAACAGCACTTGCGGTGTACAGGAAACAGCAACAGACATTGTGGCTTTGGGCGCACAGATACGGTTAATGTCACCACGAGAAATCAAACGAAACTTCACAGAGTCACAGGGCGATACTCGACGCTCTGACGAAGTGGCTACAGGCGCTATTGCTAACAGCACAGCGAACCTTATTAGATTGCGTCGTGACAGAATCACAGCAGAAGCAGCACGTCTAGCGAGAGCATACCCAACGTTCTTATCTAAGGATTAAACGGTGACAACGCTTCTACGTTTCACCGATGCGTTTCGACCAGCGCCACGTTTCTTCGCAGGTGGAACAACAACACAACTAGTACCAGATATTTTTCCGCTTGCCATCAACGGCAGACCATATCTGATTGACCAAAAAGCAGGAACGTTCACTAGAGGTTTCGAGCCACGTGTCCGTGATTCTGTTGACCAATCAACAAGCCCAGGCGAAGCAGCCATTAACCCGCAAGGTTTGTGGCGTCGCGGTGAAGCGTCATGGCATTACGGCGCAGGTCAAAAGTATGCTGACACCGCTGAAGCACAAGATTACCGTTACTACTCAAGCAAAGGTGTGAACCCTTGGACTAAGGGACAGTTAACTTTGTTGAACGCTACGAAACAATCCCGTTCGTCAGCAAACACAAACCTACAGGTGGTTGTAGCAAACGGCGAACTATATATGTTAGATGGTTCCGCTGTCCGTTATTCTTCTGACCCTTTTGCAGCATCCCCAACATGGACATCGGTAACAGGTTTACCTGCACTCACCGCCAGAGACATCGCATCAGACGGCACAAACGTATATTTAACATACGCTGGCACAACAAGCAGTTTTGGGCTTTGGAAAGTAAACGCAAGCCACACCGCATCAAACGTTGCTTACGGTCACCAATTCTATTATGTTGATTTCGTTAAAGGACATTTGCTTATATCAGGTGATTCAGGTGCAGGCGCAACAGACCTCTACTATGACCCATCAGGTAACGTCGGCGGCGACGATTACGTTCATCCGATATCAACATGGAATTGGGTAAGTTTTGCTTCAGGTCAAAACGCCATCTATGTTGCAGGATACTCAGGCGACCGTGGAGCAATCTACAAAATTACTATCACCTCGGCGGGTGTACTAGACCAACCAGTAGTAGCACTCGACCTACCGACAGGCGAAATACCTAAAGTTGTTTACGGATACCTCGGCGGAATATTCATCGGCACAAACAAAGGCGTCCGATACTCGACACCAGACAGCGCAGGGAACCTCACCGCTGGCGCCCTAATCCCAACAACAGGCGACGTCGTATCGTTCACAGCCGAAGACAAATACGTGTGGTTCACATGGTCACAATACGACAGCACATCCACAGGCTTAGGCAGATTAGACCTATCAACATTCATCGCAACAAACACCCCAGCGCACGCAACAGATTTGATGCACACATCAACAGCCAACGTACTGTCGTGTGCCACTTACGATAACAAACGGGTGTTCGCAGTATCAGGCGCAGGTGTCTATGTGGAAGACACAGCAAACTATGTGACCGAAGGAGAAATTGTTACAGGCATCTACCGTTGGGGTATCCCAGACCGCAAGTTCGTAGCCAAGTTCGATATCCGAACCACCCCACTATACGGCACAGTCACCCCATACATTTCGGCAGACTCAGGCGAATACACCTCGATGACACCCCACGAAGAAGCATTGGCAACAGAAGCGGTGGCGACAGGTCCGCAAGGCAAATTTATTGAAGCCAAATTTAAACTGGTTCTTGCCAGAGGGTCAGCGACCACAGCACCAACCCTAACCCGTTGGATGGCTAGAGCATACGCATCGCCAGCCCGAAGCCAAGTGTTCCGTGTCCCAATCCTCATGCACCACCATCTGAGGGTACATGACACCGAATACTATTTTGATGTAGAATCAGAACTACAAGCATTACGGGATTTGGTAACAAACCCGATAGTGGTAAACTATCAAGAGAACACGGAAACGTATTCTGTGGTAGTTGAAGATTTAGAATTTCAGGTGATAGACGGATACCAGCAAAACTGGGATTTGGAAGGAACCTGTACTGTTACAATGCGTTCGGTTCAAGATTAGGAGTATAGATGGCAGCAGTAACTAGACGGTCTTATGCGGGTGCGGCGCCAGCGTGTACGTTGACGAACGCGATTACTAATGCTGACACATCTGCGCTTCTTACAGGAACTGTAACAGCGTGGAATAGTACTGCGACTGGTCCGTTTTTTATGGTGATTGACCCAGGTTTGGTTACTGAAGAAAAAGTTTTGGTTGGTTCACGGACAGGTTCGTCGCTTTCGTCTATGACTCGTGGTGTAGACGGCACTACTGCTTCTTCGCATTCTGCTGGCGCTACTTGTTACCCTGTCTTTACAGCAACTGACGCTGATGAGGCGAATACTTTTGCGTCGACGATGACTACTCGTGGCGATTTGTTGACGATGGGTGCTGGTCCTACGGTTGGTCGTATTGCTATTGGTGCTTCAACGTATGTGTTAACTTCTAACGGTACTGATGCTGCTTGGGCTGCTATTCCTACACAAACACCAGATTTTTCTAGCGACCAAAACATTCTAAACAATGCAGTATTCGGATAACATAGGAGATAACACATGGCAACATTTACTAAATTAGCGTTACAACCAGCAGGCACCACAGGTGATGGTCTTGGTATTACTGTTGTTGCTACCGCAACTGCGGGTACAGCGATTCACACAGCGTCATCTACTGCTACAACGATTGATGAAATATGGCTGTATGCGGTAAACACCCATTCTTCGGCAGTTACTTTGACTGTTGAGTTTGGTGGCGTATCTACAACAAAAGATTTGATTCAGCAATCTATTGCAGCGACACCTAGTGGTCTTGTTCTTGTTTGTGCTGGTCTTGTTATTCAGGGTAACGCTACGGCGAAGGTTGTTCGTGCGTTTGCTGGTACAGCATCTAAAATTGAGATTTTTGGTTTCGTAAACAGAATCACGGCGTAATAATGACACGCTACGCACAGCGCACACTAATAGGACAACCAGCACTCGCTAATTGGGGTAAGGCTGCCGCTGGCGGTATCGGTGTTGTTCAAGGCTACGGTGTAGCAACTGGTGGTTCAAGTTCATCTATCACAGTGTCATCACAGGCTTACACTCTTTTAACTTTTACAAGCGACGCTAATCTTGTTGTTTCTGATGCTGGTTTGTTTGATGTTTATTTGATTGGCGGTGGCGGTGCTGGCGGTCTTGCGGTAAGCACCGAGCCTGCTGGTGGCGGTGCTGGTGGTGCGTTACAAACAACTATCTTTCTTGCAGCAGGAACCTATGCTGTTGATGTTGGTGCTGGTGGTGCTGCTAATGGAAATCCTGGTCGTGGTTCTTCAATAGGAAATACTTTTGCTGCGGTTAATGCTGCTGGTGGCGGTAACGGTGGTGCAAGCAACAGACACCCTTCGGCTGGTGGTTGCGGTGGTGGTGGCGATGCTGAAAGGGCTGGCAATATCGCTTTCATAAGTGGTGTAACTGGTTTTAATGGCGGAACTGGCACACCTGGAAAAGGTGGCGGTGGCGGTGGCTTGGGTGCTGT